AAAACAATGTCGAAGCGATTTAGTGTTGTGCAAGCGAAGGAAGTACCAGGTCGGGATAAGCCTGTTTGGTTACGTCATGGTATTGCTTTTGAGAACGATAAGGGGATTAGCATTAAGCTTGAGAGCTTACCCCTTCCCAATAAAGAGGGTGAGGTTTGGCTGAAGTTGTTTGTCGATGATGGCAATCGTCAGCAGCAAGCCACACCAGCGGCGAAGGCTGCACCGTCTGCTGATTTAGATGATGAGATTCCATTTTAGGGGGCACTGATGATTATACTTTCACCGTATGAGTATTTTATCTTAAAGTCTTCTCTAGAGAACTTTCGCTCGGAAGACTGCGACAGCGATGGAGATCCTATTGTTGATGTCTTGCTGGGCCTTAACACAAAGTTGTTTGGGTCTAATTCAGAAGGTTCATCTGACGGTTCTGAGTCAGTACCTCCGTCAGTTGTAATGGGTCCGCTGGCATGGGCATATGAGCCTAGTGTGCATTTGTCTCTTTGCTCTGGGTCTGTTCAATACAAAAAGACCTCTAACAAAAAATATCGGAAGAAAGTCCTGGCTGGTTTATAATGGCGAGAAAAAAAGAGGATAAGATTAAACCTATTCCTCCGGTTGGTCGGTTTGGCGGTGCGCGATTGTTGCAGCGCCGGATCGGTCGGTCTGAAACTCTTGCTCAGAACAAGGAAGCTGTTGCTACTGAGTTGATTGCTATGGGTACTGCTCGGATTACCGATATCATTAATCTTCATACTGGTGAGGTTAAGCCTATGGCTGATATTCCAGAGGAAGCCCTGGCATCGATTAAGAAGGTTACTGTTGGTCAGTATGGAACAACGATTGAGCTATTTGACAAGGTAAGTGTTCTACGCATTTTAGCTAAAGCTAGTGGTTTGCTGGATGTTGAGAGCAATGTTGATAAGCCTTCGATCATTGGGATCAATATGAAGGGTCCAGAGATTACCACGACTTATGAGGCTGGCGATGAGTAATCTTCCTAGCATGGATTTAGATTTTTCTAAGTCTGCTACTGTATGGAAATTTCTACACGATAAATCTTTTGTTCGTGGCCTGATGGGTCCGGTTGGATCTGGTAAGTCATATGGGTGCGCTGCTGAGATAATGCTTAAAGCTGTTCAGCAAAAGCCTTCTCCGCGAGATGGTATCCGGTATTCGCGGTTTGTTGTCGTTAGAAATACCTATCCAGAGCTAAGAACAACTACAATTAAGACCTGGGGGGAGTTGTTTCCAGAAGAAACTTGGGGTCCGATGCGGTGGCAACCGCCTATAACACACCATTTGAAGCTGCCCAGCCGCGATAATGCTCCTGGTATTGACTGCGAAGTTATCTTTATGGCCCTGTCTACGCCGCAAGATGTGCGTAAACTGCTTTCATTGGAACTTACTGGTGCCTGGGTAAATGAAGCTAGAGAGTTACCAAAGGCTGTTATCGATGGTTTGACCCACCGTGTAGGCCGTTACCCTACTAAATCGGACGGAGGGGCGTCCTGGTACGGCATTATCATGGATACAAACCCGCCTGATGCGGATCACTGGTGGCATGAGCTTGCAGAGAAGAACCCTATCGGTGGTCGGTTCCCCTGGAAGTTTCACCGGCAACCTGGTGGTGTTCTGGAGGTGGCTGCTAAAGATATCCCTGAGAACCCAGAAGCAAACGGATTTGTTTTTTCTGGTGGCAAGTGGTGGATGGTAAACCCGTCAGCGGAAAACAAGGTTCATCTTCCTGATGGATATTATGAGCAGCTTCTTGGCGGTAAGAATGCTGATTGGATTAGATGTTATGCAGAAGGTAAATATACTTTTGTGCAAGAAGGGCGTCCGGTGTGGCCTGAGTACGATGATGAGTTAATGTCAGCGGAAGTTCAGTATGATCCTCAGTACCCGCTTCAGATCGGTGTAGACTTTGGATTAACACCAGCCGCCATCTTTGGGCAAAGAACCGCCGGTGGTGCCTGGAAGGTCTTAGATGAGCTAGTTACGTTCGATATGGGGCTTGAACGGTTTGGTCAGGAGCTACTGGCTAAGATAGCAGCTAGTTTTGACAAGGCAGAGGTAATGATCTGGGGTGATCCAGCGGGTAACAAGCGCGATGAGATTTATGAGGTCACTGCTTTTGATCACTTGAAGTCTATTGGGTTTAGAGCGCAGCCAACAGATAGCAATGCTTTCAATGTTCGCCGTGAAGCTGCTGCTTCGCCTATGAACCGGCTGGTGAGTGGCAAGCCTGGGCTGATAGTAAATAAAAAATGTTTGCGCTTGCGCAAATCTTTAAGTGGTGGGTATTTCTTCAAGCGCGTTTCGATGGGCGCTGGTCAAGATAGGTTTAAAGACGCGCCGGTAAAGAATGAGCATTCTCACTGTGGCGATGCGTTTGGATATCTAATGCTTGGNGGCGGTGAGCANCGTAANTTGCGNCGTGGATCTTATGGTACAAGCTTTGCCGNNAGCTCAAGTTACTCAGCAACAACAGACTTTGAAATTTTCTAATGGGTTTAATTCAGATCCCAGAGTTTAGAATGAGCAATGGGGAGCATATTGTTGCATTAACCTATGATCACCTGACCAGAATACAGTATAACGAAGATACTAAGGAATACATGAAACATATTCCTAATTATGTTCATTACATTTGGGATAATGCCGTTGTCGGATCTAGCTGGACCGCAATCTGCAAAGGTAAGGTTATTGCTGTTTTCGGTATAAGGTATATATGGAATGGCCTGGCAGAAATGTGGATGGTTCCCAGCAAAGACATTCACAAGTATGCAATATCACTTGTGCGTGGTGCCAGGGCGTTAACCGATACCGCAATCCGTGATTATGAAATAAAAAGATTACAAATCTGTGTTAAAGTAGAAAACGATGTTGCTTTAAGGTTTGCCAAATCACTAGGTTTTAGTGTAGAAAGTGTTATGACAAAGTTCGGCCCAGAGGGGGCTGACTATTACATGATGGTGAGGTTTTAATATGTCTGGATTGTTTGGTGGTGGATCGAGAGCGCCTACTCAAGCTGAAATTGACGCCGATGCTGCGCGTCAAAGGGCTTCTAAAAGGGCTGAAGCAGAAGAAATTACTGAGATGCAGGGTGTTCAGTCACGGCGCAGTAGAATGCGCAGGGGTGGATTAAGGCTTTTATTTTCTCCCGCTAGACGGGAAGGCCCACAGCAAGAGAAACTTAAAACAAAACTAGGTGGTGATTACTAATGACACAAATTAAATCTGATCCGCGCGTTCATAATAAAGTTAAAGTGGATGTTGCTGTTGAAAAGGTACGCGCTCGTAATGGGGACGGTTCGTTTGTAGGTGACGATCCCAGCACTCCAGAAAATGAAGCTTGGGTTGAAAAGCCAAAGCCCAAAGCAAAACCAAAAGCCAAGTAAATGGTAGCAAAAAAGTTTCAAAGTGCAGCGGGTGGCTTAAATGAAGCTGGTCGAAAAAAACTTGGAATGGGCCGTAAGTTAAAAACTGGCACTAATCCCAGGCGTATCAGCTTTGCTGCACGATTTGCTGGCATGAAAGGCCCAATGAAAGATGAAAAGGGCAAACCTACTCGAAAGGCATTGGCTCTAAGTGCCTGGGGTTTTGGATCTGTTGAGGCTGCGCGTAACTTCGCTAATCGTCACAAAAAAGGATAAGCACGATGTCTAGGCTAAATGTAACTGAGATTATTGAACGTGACGCTAAAGCCAACGCTCGCAAAGATGAGTGGAGATCAATTTACGAAGACTGTTACGAATTTGCTTTACCACAGCGCAATCTTTATTCTGGATACTATGAAGGTGGTGTTGCCGGTAAGGGCAAGATGGTTAGAGTTTTTGACTCAACGGCTATCCATGCAACACAAAGATTTGCTAATAGAATACAGTCTGGTCTTTTCCCACCACAAAAAGAATGGTGTCGATTAGAAGCTGGCACTGGCATACCACAAGAACAGCGGCCTCAAGCGCAAGCTGCACTAGATGCTTACACAAAACGTATGTTTGAAATCATGCGTCAGACTAATTTTGACCTGGCAATGGGCGAGTTCTTGCTCGATCTATGTGTCGGTACTGCGGTTATGATGGTAACGCCTGGTGATGAAGCTACTCCAATTAGGTTTACACCAATCCCTCAATACCTGGTTGCTATCGA